GTCCGGCATCTCGTACAAGGCTGTGACCGGAGGGATGCTGACGCGCGTCGGAACGCTTGAATGCCTTGACGCCACCGCCGTCATTGCTGGCCTTGCCGCGGCCAACACCGGCTTTGTCGTGACGAACATTTCCGAGACTCGGCCGCTCGACGGGCCGGTCACGTTCTCGCTCACCGTCAAAAAGACCTCCTGATCGGAGGCACCCGTGGGAATCTCTCTCGGTCGAGAAGCGGGGCTCACCTGGGACGGCGTGGCCGTGCCCGGCGTGCAGGATGTCTCGGTCGGCGTGATCGCGGTTACCCGTGAGATCCAGCCGTTCGGCAGCCGTGAAATCTTCTCCTACCAGACCGGCTATAGCGTGTCGATCACGGTCGACACAATCGACGACGCCGCGGCAGTTACCGCCTCTGCGGCAGCGAGTGCCGGCACTGAGATCGCAGTCGTGGCCGGCGGTCGCTCGTTCACGGCGGTCGTCACCGGCGTCTCGGATGCCATGCCGCTCGATGACAAGCGGCAATGGTCGATTCAGATGACGAAAACCCAAGCAGGACTCCGTTCATGAAAGAGTTCAAAGACAACGAGGGCAGGCCGTGGCACGTGTCGCTGACCGTGTCGTCTGCGAAGCGAGTTAAAGACTCGGTGTTGGTGGTGCTTCCGCCAAAGACGGCCGAAGAGCCGGCCCCGACCGAGGCCGTGCCCTTCGACATCATCGACGCCGGCGACATCGCCAGGACGTTTCAGGTTCTGCGCAGCAACTTCTCCGCTCTCGGCGACACGCTGTACGCGATCCTGCTGCCGCAGGTTGTCCAAAAGGGGCTGACGCAGGAGCAGTTTCTCGACGGACTCAAGGGCGAGTCGCTCGAACAAGGAGGGCTGGCAGTCGAAGATGAGCTTGTGTCTTTTTTCCCCCCGCGACTCCGCGGCGTGGTGACGGCTCTGGCGGCTCGCATGACCGAGCTGGCGCAGACGGTGACCAAACAGGCGGAGGAGGCGTTGCTGGCACCTGGGCCGTCATCTGGGAGTGCGTTGGCATCACCGGACTCGACCCCGACAACCGCACCCTCCGAGAGCTGACGGCGGCGCGTGACGCTCGCCTGGAATCCGACTGGTGGCACACGGCACAGCAGATGGCCCAATTCGCAAACGCCAACCGTGGGCAGGGCAAGCCGGCAATCGACGCATCCAAGCTCAACCCGTTCAGCAAGGCACCGCCGCCCCCGAAGCGAGAAGCAACGCAGGAAGACCTTGAAGCCCTGTTCGGTCCCGCCGGAGGGTAGTCCATGAGTGCGTCAGCAGTTCGCGGCGGTCAGGTCTACGTCGAGATCGGTGCCAACCCGTCAAAGTTTCTCTCCGCGCTTTCGACGATCAACACGAAGATCGCCGATGTCGGCATGACGCTGGAATCGGCCGGCATCGGCATGGCAGCCATCGGGGCGGCGATTGCCGGGCCTATCATGGCCGTCGGCGGCGCGTTCGTCGAGAAGACCGCCGAGATCGAGAACATGCAGCGGGCTCTGAAGGACGTGGGCAACGCTGTCGGCGAGGCCGTCGCGCCGGCGTTTGTCGGCATCGCCAACGTCGTCGCCGGGGCCGCGAAGGCCGTCGCCAAGTTCGTACGCGACAACGCGGCTCTCGTCCGCCTGGCGGTCGCGGTCGGCGGCTACTTCACGGTCTGGGGAACGGCAACGTACGCCCTCGGCTTTGCCATGACGACGCTTTCCCGCACGATCACGGCGTCCATCGGGCCGGTGAGCGGCTTCCTGGCAATGGTCAAGGGTGCGGCGGTGGCTGTCGGCGCGTTCGCCACGAGCGGCCCGGTGCTGGCAGCCGTGGCGGTCCTCGGCGGGCTGGCTGCCGGTGCGGCGATTGCCGGCGTGGACTTTCGCAAGCTGGCCGGCGTGATCGGTGGTGCGTTTGCCGATCCGATCGGCAATCTGACCGCCGTCTTCGGTGATCTGCTTGGCACCGTCAATCTCACCGTTGAAGGCGTCTACCGCGCTATTGCGGCCGGCGACCTCGCCGGGGCCGTCGATGTCTTGTGGGCCGGCTGGGCTGCAGCGTGGGCTCGAGGTCAGCAGGCGATCATGGGATCGCTCGACCCGTGGATCGAGGCCGTCCAGAACGTGTTTTCAGACTTTGGCATCGGCATGGCTCAGGTTTGGGACCAGATGTGGGTCGACATGGCGACAAGCGAGTGGGGCGGCTACATCCTTGGCGCGCTCGACAACGTCCTCAACTCGATGGTGGCCTACTGGGACACCACGACCGGGCTGATTCAAAAGGGCTGGACGGAGATGTGGCGGCGGATGGGCCGCGTCTCCGACGAGGCGGCCGCGGCGGAGTTTGCCCGCATTGACGCCGTCAACGCTGCCAACGCCGAGCAGCGCGGCCGTGACCGGCCTGGCTTCGCTGGCCGCACCGGGCTGACCGACCAGCAAAAGGCGCAGATGCAGCAGGACAGCCGCGACCGGCAAGCGGCGATGTCGGAGGAAGCGGATCGGCTCCGGCGTGAGCGTGCCGGCCGGACGGCTGCCAACGTCGGCACCCGTGCCCAGGCGGTGGCGGAAGCCAACCGAAATCTGCAGGCACAGGTGAATCGGTTTCCGGTCCCGCAGGCACCTATGGCGGCTGGCACGCTCAAGACCGAGACGGCCGGCACCTTCTCGGCGTTTGGCTTGGGTCAGCTTGGCACCGGCAACATCGACAAGCAGCAGCTCGAGGAGCTGAAGCGGATTCGCACGGAGCTTGAGAAGCAAGCCCGCGCCGGCGGAATCGGACCGTGAGGAGGAAGCCGTGGCTCTAAACTGGGTCGAAGATTCCACAAGCCGTTCGTCCACGATCTACCGGCTCGGCCGGCGAGACGCGAGCACTCGCGTTCGCGTTTGGAACGTGATCGGCACGTCCAACGAGGACATTCTCCACGCCGACATCAACTCCAAGGTGTCGTCTCTCTACGCCTACTGGACGTACCCCGGTCAGCCGCTCGTAAGGCTGCGGGCGGAAAACTACTCGGTGTCGTACCAGGGCGATGACGCCTGGCTTGTCACCGTCTCGTACGAGAAGCTCGGTGCCGACGATCCGACGCAGACTGGTCCGCTGAAGAAGGTGAGATCGTTCGACACCACCGGCGGCATGCAGACGATCACGCAGGCCCGCGGCGGTACTGCCGGCGAACGGGTCTACGACTCGACGGGCTTTCTGATCGCCAACGTGCCGTCAATGAAAGGCGCGGTCAACGTCGATGACCGGGGCGTCAACGGCATCGACATCGTGGTGCCGCAGTTCACGTGGACGGAAACCTACGAGGTTCCTTCGACCTACGTGACCAACGCCTACATTCGTGCCGTGCATCTGCTCACCGGATCAGTGAACACAGATCCGTTTCGCGGGTTTGCAAAGGGCGAAGTTCTGTTTCTCGGCATGACCGGTCAGCAGGAATGGGACGCTCAAAAAGGCGACGGCCCGTGGTCGCTGGGCTACAAGTTCGTGGCGAGCCCCAACCGCGGCCCCGATCTTGGCGGGCTGCCGGCGGAAGCCATCGGCAACATCACGAACTACAACAAGTACGGCCACGAGTTCTTGTGGGTGCGGTACGCCTCAGTGGACGACACTACGAACAACCTTGTTCTCCGTCAGCCGCTCAACGTCTACGTCACCAAGGTCTATCCCGACGGCGACTTTTCCAAGATCGGCATCGGTGTGGCATGAGCGACGGCCGCGTAGCACCCGGTCCGATCAAAGGGCAACTGTCAGCCCGTGCGTTGAACCGCGCGCAGGACGCCGCCAACATCGTCCTAGGCCAGCGGCCGAACGGGACCGCCGACGGGCCGTCGGCCGGTCCGGTGCCTTACACGCCGATCCTGGCGAAGAACAACACGACCGGGGCTGTTCGCCGCTGGGGCGTCCTCTCCGTGGCCGGCGTGGTCTTCACGCCCTCGGGTGCGACCGGCAACGCAACGCAGCAGTTCCAAGATCAGCCGGTGCTGTCCGGCGGCTTGCCGACTGGCGGCTCGTCGTTCGTGGTCGCGGTCGAGCCGATCGCGGCCGGGAAGATCGGGCGGGTCGCGGTGGCGGGGGTGGTGCAGGCGAAGATCAACGTCGTCAGCGAGTCCGACACATTCGCCACCGCAAAGGACGGCGACCTCACGCAGCTCACCTCGGCGTCGAGCGGGGAAGCGACGATCCTCTGGAAGGAAAGCGGCACCGGTGCGGGGAAGTGGGCGCTCGTGCGGTTCGGGGCGGCGGGGGCGGCCGGTATCCGGCTCGGGAAGGTGACGGGCACGTGGTCGAAGGGCGCGACGGCGAGCGTCACGCATTGGAAGGGCGACGGCTCGCAGGCTGTCACCGGGACGAGCGGGCCGGCGAAGTTCACGGCGATCAACCGGGCGCAGACCGTGACGGGGCCGACCGGCGGATTCTGGGTCGGATGCGAGAGCATCGACGGGACTTGGCACCTTGAATGGGCGGAGTGTGCGTGATGCTGCTTGGAGGAGGATCGTCGTGCCAGCAGTGCGGGTGTGCGCCGGGATGCCCGGAGTGTTTGTATTCCGTCGAGTGCGGTTGTGTGAGCCTCGACTTTGACGAAATCACAGGCTCTCTGACGGTAGACGGAACAACGCTTTCATTCTTTGGGGCCACCAAATACGTCACGCCATCAGCAGATGTAACCGCATGCTTTCGATGCACGGCCGGTAGCACGCCGGCCGTTTTTTTTGAGTTTCACCGAGTGGTTTCTACTGGGCAAAGAGTCGTCGATGGCTGCGATGGTTGCTTAGTTAGGCTCGGCATTTCATTGAGGG